TTCGACGTGATCGATGCGGAATTTGGATGGCGTTCCGCTCATTCCGCGCCTCCAAGTCCAGCCTGCGCGGCCTGCTGATTGACATAGCGAACGACGATGCCGCGAATCCGCGCCGGGTCCTCCGGACGAAACACCAGGTACGGCCGCGCCGGAATGTTCTGATGGCGCGTGTGGGCTCTGACATGGACCAGGTGCGCGTTGCGCGGACCCTGCAGCTTCATCCGCGTCGAGCGCATTCTGCCATTCTTATCCGCCTTCCTCATGCTCCCAGTGCCCAACTCCGCCGACCGGCGGTAATAGCTGGTGGGCCTCACGCTTACCGTCGTCTCCGACTCTTTTTTCGTCTTCGGCCCAATCGCCGCACCACGATCGCGCGAACCAAACTGATGGACGGCAGCGTAGTTCAGCGCCGTGCCAATCGTCACCGAGCCGGACGATGCAACGCGATAGGTAATCGAATTGAGCAGTCTGCCGCTGTCGATCAGCAGCTTGTGTCCGGGACCATATTTCTTCGGATCGCGCTTGATGGTGCTCGCGGAGAGAGGCACCCATGAGTGCGCCGGAACGCCTTGCTCGCGAAACGTCTTCCGCACAGAGAGCAACTGCGACGCGCCGATTTGATTCAGCAGCTCGTCATTCTGCTGCAGCGAAAGCCGAAAGCGGCCCAGGGCCACCAGCGCCTTGCTGTCATCGACCTGGACAAAGACATCCACTAAACGAATCCTTTAAGCTGGCAATCGCTGAAGCGCAGGTTGCCGTCCTTCTGAGATATCTCCGGCCCTGCCAACGAAGTCTGGGGAACGGCGGAGGTGGCCGGCTGGTCGAGTGAAGCCTTTCCGGTGGAAATATCCTTGAGAAAGGCAATCGCGTCCTGGTACCGCTGCTGGATCGTGTCGCTGATCCGCGTTTCGCGGCGGCGGCTGAACAGCAGGTAGATGGCGATGTCGAGCGTCAATGACTTCAGGCTTTCGCTTGGCTGAAGCGGCGTGACATAGCGGCCGCGACAATAGCTTTCGACGCGGCCCGACGCTTCCGTGAGCGCCGCCGTGACGATGTCGGCATTCACATTGCCGGTATCGTCGTCGTCGGTCAGCTCGACGAGGTCCTTCTGCGTCAGGCGCAGAGGTACAAGATCGTCCTGGGTCGCGTAGGCCATCGGTTCCTTGAAAGTTTCCGACGCTTAGAGCTCGGCCTTGATCCTGGCTGCTTCGGCCGCGATGGGCTCGACCACCTTGCGCTCGACCAGGTTCTTGGCCTGCGCCGCAGTCAGCTCGACGATCTTGCCGGGAATGTAATGCTTTCCGTCGTGGCGGAGATTCTGCAGGACCCGGTGCGCCTTGGTCGGCACTTTCTTCGCTGGTGCCGCTGGTTTCGCTGGTGTCTCAGGTGTCTCAGATGTCGCGTTCGATTCGTTGGTGCCGTTCGCATTGGCCATTGGAGCCTTCTCCCATTCAATCGGTTAAAAAGTGGGCGCGCCGCGCATGAGACGCGCCCCTACCTGGAGACTTCGCTTACCCCTCGATGTCGCTGGGGATCGTGCCCATGGTCGGCGCGGTCACCGCGTTGAGGATCGGAATTGCGGTTTCGGAAGCGGTTGCTTCGAGCCCGTAGTACCAATCCACAGCAGCGAGAGACTTCTTCGCCGACTGATCGGGATCGATCCATTCGACGACGCCGTAGCCGTCAACCGTGTTCACCGGGCCCGGAATCGTGCCGCCGTTGCCATCCTGGCCACCGGTCCACACGAAGGTCTTCGCGCACGACACGTCGTCCATGGTGGGCGCGGCCTGCGCGTAGGCGAGCAGCGCGTTGTTGCCCCACACCCAGCTTGCCACGTTGCCTTTGTCGAGCTTGATGGCGCTGGCCTGGACGCACTTGACGCGGAACACGGTGCTGAGCTGGTCGAGCGAAATGGAGCCGGGAACCGTGTACTTGAAGCGCTGGATGATGTCCGGATGGTTCTGCAGCGCCACCACAACCGGATCGCTGAGCAGAAGAGCCATCTGCGCGTCCTGCACGCCCGCCTGGCGCAGCAGAGCTTTATAGCCCTCCACCACCTTGATGGGATGAGAGCCGTCCGTGCCGCTGTCCGGCGTGCTCGGATAGGCATCCCACATCGACGTACTCGACAGCGTGACACCGTTGGGGAAGTTGGTTGTGTTCAGCAGCAGGTTGGCGATGCGGACTTCGCGGTCCAGGTTGATCGTGTCGATGAGCTGCTGAGTGAGCTGCTTCTTGGTGGAGAAGCCCAGACCCAGGCCGTAAGCCTCACTCTCAAACGGAACCTCGCCCTTCAGCGCGTGCGACCGGCACATGTATGGCGCGGTCGAATAACTGCGACGCACGCTTGTGGCCGAATCGCCGGGCGCGCGCAGCGTCGATCCTGGGACGCGCATGTTGTCGCGGTTCCAGACCACATACTGATAGCTCTGACGAGCCACAGGCACGCGCGGCGCGAACTGATCGCCTACGAGCGCATTATTGCGAAACTCTTTGGCGAACGTGCTGAGAGCGACGTTCAGAGTTCCGGCCGGCATGGTTGGCACGAAAGCAGCCATCGATTGAATCCTCCTGCCCCTCGCGGGGCATTGACTTTTACTGCGCCGCCAACTGCAGCGGACGAAAAACTACGTCGTTAAGCGGTGACCGCGCCGCCGCCCAGAACAAACACCAGAATGAAATCGCCGGCGGTCGATCCAGCTTCGAGCGCTTTGGCGACGATCGCCTTTGTCGACGCTGTGGCAATCAACTGCCCAGTGGCGTTCACGGAAAGAAACGCACCCGCCGTGACAGCTCCGCCGATTTGCGCGACAGCCTGCCCGTGCTCAATCACTGCGATCGGGTTGTCGAGGGAGATCGCGTCTTCCTCAATCAAGCCGACGATCGCTTCGCCGGCGCTTGCCGCCAGCGTTGCATGATAGGCGTCGGCACCGTAAACGACGGCGAGGCCGCGCGTGTAGCCGGCGACCACCGTAGGCAGCAGGCTTTCCTTGATTTGCGGACCCTTCGGCCCCTTCAGCTCAACGTTGATATCCGTCATCGACTCACTCCTCGCTCAGAATTTGTGTGACCAGCAGACTCGCCGCCGGCGATTAAACCGCGCCCGCTCCACCAGCTCCGGCCTGCGTCAGCTCCGGATGCTCCTGGACCACCTGGTCGAGCGCCTCGGAGAAGGTGATGTTCTTTTCCTTCTGCCGCGCCTTCGCCGCATCCGTCAGAGGATCGCCGGAGCCCTTCGCGCCGCTGGCTGCGCCCGCGCCGCCGGCGAAGTGTGTCCGGTCCGGAACGATCTTCGGCAACCCTTCGAGAAACAGCACCAGGGTTTCAAGCGGCGTCACCGTCTTCTTGGCTTCGCCTTCGCCAAATTCCACGGTCGTCGTGATCTTCGCAAGCTCGCCGAAGACCAGGCCGAGGCCCATTTTCTCGAATGCCGGAACCCATTTGCCGGCAGTCTTCAGCCGATCCATGGCCGCAACGCCACGCTGCTTCACTTCCGCGCCGACGATCGCCTGCTCGCGCTCAGAGAACTTCGTGCCCTGCCCCTTCAGATCCGCCTCAAGCGCGGTGATCTTCGCTACAAAGGGAGCAGTCGCCGTGGTTACAGCTTCCTCCGCAATGCGCTTCACGTCATCCTCGCTGAAGGTTTTTACGCCTTCCTTGGTGCCGAACATCTCCGCGAAGAACGTCTTCATCTGCTCCCGCACACTCTGCTTTTCGTTTACGTCCACCGATTCCTCCTCGCCGAAGCTCACCTCGATGAACTTGCGGTCGCCATCTTCAAATTGAACGTCCTGTAAACCCTTCACCTCGGGCGGCTGCGCACCCAACCACGCGATATGCCGCAGCCCGGTAACATTGCCGGAGGCATCCTGATAGAACGCCGCCGAGCGCTTCTTGTAGCGGCCCGCTTTGCGCGCCTCGTCGAACTGCGGATCGACCTGGCGCTCTTTCGCAACCAGCGTGTCGCCGTCCAGCGCCAGGCGCTCGATCCAGCCATAGGCGGGCAGATTGTCTTTGGGATGGCCGACGCATACCGGCGCTTCATGAAAGCTGGGATCGTAATTGCGAATCACGCGCTCCAGGTCGGCGCGTGTAATCAGACTCTTGCCCTGCGGCCGGTAATCGCCGGCGCGGAAAATTTCGATCCAAGGCGACGCGCCTTCGCCATGCTCGGCGCTCTTCAGATAAGTCTTGGTGAAATCCGTCGTGTCGATGCCTGCAGCTTTGGCCTTCGCGGCAATGGTGCGCGCGGTCGCGGTCATCGCGGACTCCGGCACATGCTTTTCATGCCCGAAGAGCTTGAGCGCCGATTCGACGTGATCCTTCGTATCAATGGGCAAATGCCACGAAGCGATGTTCTTCGGATCACCGACATAGGCGAACTTGTCCGCCGTGAGCGCAACGCCATCGACTGTCTTGGTAAGCTCGGCCACGGATTCAGCCTACCGAGCGCCATCGTCGATGCACGCACACGCGCAGCACTTCGCACAAGGATTGCAGGGCGCGCACGGTGAGCAGTTAGAGGTGCGAATCGGGCCGATTGCTTCCGTTGAAACAAGCAATCGCAGAAATGATTACAACATGCGGAGAAGAGTATGGAACCCTTTTTGCGGGACGAGCAGCTCCGCCAGCGCGGGCAGCCGCTCCAGGCCACCTTCGTCGCTTCCTTCCGGAGCTTCTTCGGCGGTGACGGGAACCACCGAGCAGCGGCAGTTGAAGCCGGAAGGCGGATAAATCTTGTGCCACACGGGATCGATAGCGCGCGCGCAAAACCCGTCGAGGACCGCGTGCTCCGGCCGCACCCGCGAATCGCCCACCGTCCAGTATTGCCAGTAAGGGAGCGCGTCCTGCATGTGTGGCTCTTGCATTTGCTTCAGGCGTCCGGCGCTGTACGCCTTCTGCATCGCGGTATTGAATGCAGTGTCGAGCGTGAAGGAGTTGATCCGCTGCACTCCGGCTTCGTCAGTGATATGGTTCACCGCGGTGCGGAAGTCCGGCGCGGAGCCGCCCTTCGCCGCGATCTCGCCCAGCTCGTCCTGAATCTGCTTCACCATGCGCGCATCGCTCGCCGCCGCCAGCGTGAAGGCGTCCCGCTGATACTGCGCTGTGAGGCCGTCAAAGACCTGCTTGGTAACGGGGGTGAGCGCGGAGATGTAGTTCGCGGCGTCCCGGCCGCCCACGTCAAAGCCGATTCCCAGGGCGGCGGTGCCGTCGTCATCGCCCTCGTCAAACTGGACGCGGCTCGCGGCTGCACTCATCGGAAGCTGCTTCTTCGTTTTCGCGTAGGCGTGGCGCAGCACCTGAAGCCGCCCGAGCACGTCCGCGCTGGCCAGCTTGCGCGCCAGCACGTCGCCCAGGCGCGACACGAACGCATTGTCGCGGGCAACCCCGAAATGAACGCCTAGCGCCATCTACGCTCCCTGAACGGGCTGCGCGGCGTCGGCCAGGTTACGCAGCCGTTCCGCAAGCAGCGGGTCGGCGCTCTCCTTTAGCGAGTCAAAGAGCTTGTCGAACTCCCGCAGCTCCTGTTCGCTTTCCGCGAAGGCGGCATCCGCGCTGTCTCGCAACGCCACCTGCGGCGCGGAAACATTCGGAACAAGCGGAACGTCCGGATCCTCGCTCTCGACCAGAGGTATTCCGTAGCGTTTCGCAACATAGCCGGCGGTGAATTGCTTGCCCATGCGCTGCAGCCCCGAATCCACAGTCAGGCGCTTCGCCAGATCTTCCTCTTCGCCGAGGTCGAAGCCCCACTTGGGCATCGGCGCGTTCGGCCCGAAATTCCATAACACCAGCGGACGCACGAGCTGGCGATTCACTACGGAGTCGATGGCGCGGCACAGCTCGACGACGCGCGTATCCAGCGTATCTGCATGAACGTCGCCCTGCGCCTTGGACCCCGTTCCGCCCTCGTTGCCGAAGCTGGTCAGTGTCTCGCCGAGGATTTTCCGCGCGATCGAGTACTGCATCGCCTGAAAGAACTTTTCGTAGACCGCCGGGTCCTGCGCGCGGGCGATCTTCAGCAGCTCCTGGTCGTAGTTGAAATTGTTCGGCACCGCGATGGCGACATTGTCAATGATCGCCTGGGCAATCTGCGCCGCCTGCTGGCGCTCCGCCACATTATCCGGATCGTTGTAGCGCACGACGGCGGTGCCCGGCCCCTTCTCCGCGTACTGCATCCACAGCCGCTGGATGTTGCGCTTGAACCAGCTCGGCCAGAAAACGGAGCGGATCAGCGGATGGCCCATGCGGTTGCGCGCACGCTTGCGATAGGTGCAGACGATAAATTTTTCTTCAGGGACCGGCGTGCCCGTCGAAGCCCACGGCTGATTGAGGAACTGCAGCGGTCCGATCTGCGGCTGATAGCGCTCGCCAAACAGAAACAGCTCCTGCGGACAATCGTTGATATCGACCAGGCCGGCCTGCCCCATGCTGGTATCGAAGATCATCTCCTGCACGCTGAAGCCGTAGCCGGGCGCATCCAGGATGCAGTCGAGTACGGAATGGAAGTTCTCCAGGCCATCGATCTGCGCCTGGACGAACTTCACCACGTCGGCCGCCAACTGGCTTTCGTCGCCCGGCACAAGCTGGCGATCGCGCGAGAGTACGCTCAGCCGCAGCGTGTCGAGCTTGTCGGCAACGTCCTCATCCTTGTCCTCGATCTCGCGATAGAGCAGCATCGCATGGGGATGGTTGTAGACCATCGTTGCCCAGTTGGTGCTGGGGTCTCTCATTCCACCGAAGGCCATCGAGTTTCGGTAGAGCGAGATCTGTGATTGGTACAACGCCTGCTGCGAAACAATTTCGCCCTTCTGCGGCAGCGGTGGCGCGGCTTGTGTTTGTTCATCTGCCATCAGAGATAGCCTCCCAGTCGAGAGTAGGAAGTAGCCACTCCCGACGTTTGAATGCCGAGCTGAATCGGCGTCGAGTCAGCAGCGAAATCCGCCAGTGCCTTGGCCCAGAAGGCGTCCGCGTGCGCGTATTTCTTTTTCTTCGCGCCGCCGGCCACGGCCGTATCCACCTCGATGCGCGGCGCGTCGAACGTCACGCCCGTCGCAGTCGATTCGCGCTTGATGGCCATCAGCTCGGTGCGAATCTGCGACGAGTGTGGAATGCGGCTGGCGCGCTTCTCAAATTTCTTCTTGATCCGGATCGCGAGGTCCGTCTTCATGCGCACGCCGTTGTCATTGCTGCCCGAGAAGCTCACTCCCATGATGCGACCCGGGTTCTTTTCTTCGAGTCCGTCCACCAGCGCAACGCCCATGCCGGTACGGTCGATCGCGGTTCGCTGCGTGTACTTCACCAGCGGATTCAGTAGCCGAGTCTGCTTCGGAAATGGCGTCGCGTAGATCCACACAACGGCGCGCGTCCAGGAGACATCGCCCACCTGCTCATCGAGCCACAGCGTCGTGGCATCGTGATCGCGGCCCACGTCGATGCCGGCGAAGTGCGCGTTGCGCAGGTTCAGTTTGCCGATGACCTCATCCAGCGCATCGTCCGGCGAATCAGGGCCAAGAACGACAAGCGGGCATTCCATCTCCTGTTCCTCACACATCGCGACCAGGTCCAGCGTGAGCCAGGCGCCGGTGGACTTCAGGAACACGCAACAGAACTCCTGGTCCCAGGTGTCCTGGTCGTTCAGGCCGATTCGCAACTCCTCCGCATTCATGTTGCAGCCTTCGCGCACTGCCGCGTAGATATCGACCCAATGCCCTGACCATCCGTCCTTCTTTACGGGCAGCAGCGGAGGCGGCGCGCCGAGGTCGAGCCCGAGATTGCGAGCGATATCGAAGAACTTGCCTTGTTCGCCGTTCGGCGTCGAAAGCACGCGCAGCTTGTGGCCGAGTGCCACTTGACGGAAGACAGCCGCGAAAATCGCGTAACTATCTTCGTGATGCCCAAACTCGTCGAGAATCGCGTTGCCTGGATAGCCACGCGCCGTTCGCGCGTTCGCCGGCAGGGCGATGATGCGCGAGCCGTTGGGAAATGTGATTCGCTGCTGGATGCCTTCTATCTCACCAATCACGTCGTACCAAGTCTCGTCCTGGTAGAGCTGCGCTGTCTCGCCCATCAGTTGAAGATTCTTTTCGCAGTTTTCGATGAACTCAACGGACTGCGCTTTCGACGCGCTCAGCACCGTCCACGTCGTGTTGTGCTGCAAGCAATCAAAGATCGCCTCTAGGCCGGTTGCGTAGCTGTAGCCGATGCGTGCCGACTTCACGGCACACTTGAAGCGCGTCTGGTCGTCTATCCACCGCTGCTGGTAGGGTCTGAGACGGATTACGGGAGGGAGAGCAACGCTAGCCATGCTGATCCTCGACAGGCGGCAATCCGAAGACGCGCTCGCGCAACCGGTTAATGTCGGCGACGGTCAGTTCACCCTTGGTAAGCTTGGTCGCGGCGCGCTCCGTCTCGGCTTCGAGCTTGCGCCGTGTCAGCGCCTCGCGCGCTTCAAGCGCCTTCAGCTTACGTTCGTTCACGGCCACCTGACGTTCCTTAATCGTGTTCAGCCGCGCTTCCTGCATTACATCCGCGAGCACAATGAGACCCTTCGCTGCCTTTAGCCGCGCCTGCGGCGTCGTGTCTTCGGCCAGCAGAAACATGAGCTGGTCCCGCGCCGCATTCAGCACGCCCTCATCGCCGCCGGGAACCACCGACTTCACGAAGCCGGCCGCCAGCTCCCGCGCCTGCGCTGAGCGCGCCATGGTCTCGGCGATCACCTGGCTCACGCGCAGGTCGTACCAGCGGTGCAGGTTCGAGTGCGGCAGCTTCATATCCGGAAAAAGCTCCAGCACGTCCGTCTGCAGCGTGTCCCAGTTCACAAAGCCGCGATTGTCCGTCGCCCAATTCTCGCTGTAGGGCGGCGACGAAAGCTCTTCAATCTCAATCCACGTTTTGCCGCGTACGTTTTTGAGAAACTGGATGGCGTCGCGGATCTCGATGGGCAGCCGGTCAATCTTCAGTGGCTGCCGCACGCTGCGCTTCTCGCCCGTCTTCGGACGGCGCTTCGGCTT